GTCCGGGTCCACCATACTGATGATCCGCAGGCAGCTCGTCGGCTTTTCGTACATGTATTCGTACTGAAACGCCGGCGTCCGCCTGGCCGTGCCTCCGGTATCATAAGCTGTGTAGCTCGCCCCGTTTACGTCCTCGCCGTCCTCGTCCAGGAGCTCAAAATCCACGCTGGTCGCATTGGCCACGAGGTACCCTTCGTCGTTCAGCTCCGTCATTCCTTCCACGTCCTCGATGGTGATGTGGTCGCCGTCCTCGAACTCGTTTGAGGCGGTGATCGCGACGGGGTCCCCGGTCGTGGCGTTCGTGATGTCCGCGCTCAACTGCCGGAGCTTGGCCCGGCGCATGGCGCAGTTCCACGGGTGGGCCCGGAGCACCTCCTGGCGCAGCTTGTCGAATTGCTCGCGGCACCTGGCCGCCACGTCTCCCGTGTCCGTGTCGAGGTCCGAGAGCCTGGCCTCGCCGATCTTCATGAGCGCCGAGTTGGCCGCGTCTGTTTCCGTGTAGCTCATTTCTTTTTACCTTTTTTGCGTTTCGTCTTTAGGTTCTTGACCGTTTTTGACTTTTTGGCCGCCTGCGCCTGGAGCTTTGCCAGGATCTCCCGGGTCTGCGCCAGGCCTTCCTTGAGGTGCGGCTGTTCCGGGTTCAGTTCGAGCCCGGCCTCGAACGCCCGCTCGGCCAGAAGGAGCGCCTTCGCGTTCCCGGCCGCCCGGCCGTAGTTGTTCCAGACGCTCCACTCCGTCACCTCACCGTCATAGTGGTGCAGACCCTTTCCGTGGAGGTGGAGCGCCTGGACAGGGTCGGCGAAATGGTACGCCGCCGCGACCGTGCCGAGAAAATGGCTGTTGTACGGGGCGTACGAAAGCGCCTTTTTAACGACCTCGATGTCCTTTTCTTCGGATTCCATGTATTTGTTGTAAAAATAAAGCCCCAACAGCGGCCGCACGCACCAGGTATATGCCAGGTAGCCGACGACGGCGGCCAGGGGCAGCCCGTAAACGGGCGGGACGGCGACCGTCCCGGCCGGCCCGGACAAAACGCCCGCCAGCACGAAAAGCGGCAGGGCCGTCACGGCCAAGTGCAGGGTATAGAAAAGCGCCGCGTTGACGATGCACGCCGCGAAACCGGCAAGAAGGATATAGGATCCCCAGCCCGCGGAAAACACCGCCGCGGCAAACAGGCCAAAAAGCACAAAGCCGAAAATGCCGAACTAGATCAGCATTTCCAGCCAGTCGTTGTGTGCGTACTCGCCCATGTGTCGCGGGTTGAGCCTGATAACTTCCTGCACGCGGAAGATCTTTCGCTTGAACGCCTGCAATCCCCAGCCGAAAAGAGGCCTTTCGCGTATCAGGGCTAGGCTTATCTTGACATACGCGATCCGCTCCATGGCGGAGGGGTAGTTCTCCCGGTGCTTCGCGGAAAAAAACGCCTTGACGGCCCGGAATTTCGTCAAAAGACCGTAGGCAAACGCCAAAACAATGACATAGGGCCATGTTCCGGGGACAAAGCAGAATCCCAGGATCACGCTCACGAGCGCCGCCCGGCAGCGGGACAGCACAAGCGCCGGCACGATTATCAGGAGCGGCGCCAGAAACCACCAGGACGCGTTGAGCCCCAGCCAGAGCCCGGCGAACACCTGCGGCGCCAGGTACGCGCCCACGTAGTTCGGATTTCCCAGGCTGGAATACATCCGGGTGCGCTTGTGGTTTTTAAGGGCCTTGGCGATCTGCTCGTTGAAAGGGTCCCGCATCCATATCTGGTGCAGAAGCCCGTAGGCCGCCACAAAGACCGACGGCACATAGAGGCACATGAGCGCCGTCTCCGCCGGCACGGCCCGGGCGCACAAAAAAAGGAAAGCGAACCCGGCCCATTGCGGCAGCTTGCCGATGGCGTGGTACGGCATGTCCGACCAGGCGCAGGAAAACACCGCGAAAAGGAAAAATGCGGCCAGCGCCTGGGCCGGCGGCCCGGAAATCTCCGGAAAACCAAGCACCAGGCCGGCCATGATCCCGAGGCCGCTGATTAGTCCGAACGTGTGGGCCTTTGGTTCGGTGTGGGTGAAACGCCCACGGATCCGAACCAAAGGGACAAGGGTTAAAACGGCGGCCAGTATGGCGGCCGCGGTTATCACTCGATATTACCCAGACACACCATAGCGGACGTGCCGTTGCTGGTGTTTACCGTAATCGCGAATATGGTCACATGCGCCGCCGCCGAGCTGGCGTTGAATACGAGGATAATGTCGCCGCTCGCGGCCTGCGGGAAATAGTCGTACAGGTCGAAATAGGCGGTCGATTCCCCAAGATTCAAGGTTGTGGCGACGTCATCTTCCGTGTAGTACATCCACAGGCGCTGGCCCTGCTTGGCGCCGACATTGACCTGGGTGAAATAATCTTTATCAAAGGCCATTTTTACGCTCCTTTCACTTCAAAGTGGTGCCGGGTTGTCTTGCGTAAAGCGGGCGGTCCCGGCAAAACGCGCTCAGACAGGAGGTATCCCATGAAAAGAAAACACACAAAATAAACGGCCTAGGTAAACGCGGCGTCGTCGTCGCACGGCAGCTCGACAACACCCTCGTCGTCGATCCGTACCGCGCCGCCGGCGATCGCGTTGTCTGCCAGCCAGGCCGCTTTCTGCGGTACCCAGGACAGGTCCGTCCATACGCCGCTGATGTTCTCGCCCCAGCCCATGGCGTTGCGGTGCCAGATGAGGCAGTACCGGTTTCCGCCGGAGAGCGTGAGCTCGGTAGACATCTGCCAGAATGCGCCGAGCCACATCTTGGCTTCGGGGCCCTTTATCCACGGCAGTTCGTTCGGGCCGACAAAATCGGCGTCCTTGAACTCGCTGATATTGAGCAGCTCCAGCCACTGGTGGGCGCCCACGAACGCGAACACGTTGCCGTCGAACGGCACATCCTTTTTGTGGAGGATCTCGAAGGCCTCCAGGATCTTCTTTCGCGTGAGCCCGGCCGCGCCGGCCGCGACCTTTTGCGCCGCCGCCAGGCCGGACCTGGCCGCCGCGAAAAGCAGAGAGTCCACCTTGCGGCCCAGGGCGAACGCTCCGGAGTTCACGACCACCATGCGCTCGTCGATGTTCGTCTTGAGCTCGTCCAGCTTGTCGATGTAGTCCGGTGCGTACCAGTCCGCGAAGGTACACTCCACGGGTGTGTGGTCGACGTCCATCGGGGTGACGTCGCCGTGGCGATTCTTGACATTCGCCATTCCTTTGCCGACCTTCTGAAATGTTGTGCTCGATCCGACAACATTTGTTTTGAGGCGCACGGTCCCGCGGGCCTTGGACCCGCGCTGCTGGTAGGCCTCATGCACCTCGGCCTCGTACTGTTTGATAAATGCCTGGTCTATGGTAGGGGGCATTTTACAGTCCTCCTTTCAAATCGCTTTTTTAGGGTTTACGTTTTACGGGTGTCCCAAAAATGCAATTCGTGTCCGGGTGTCCGCTAAACACCCGGGCCGGACCGTAAATGCCCTGGGGCCGGTTTTATGGCTGGGCTATCCCTGGACTTTTTCCGGGTAAAGCCTTCTCCAGCCTTCTTCCACTTCCTTGACGAAAGCCTTGTCTCTCTTGGCGGGATCGTGGTATCTCGGATCCCTCATCATCTGCCGGAGCTCGTCCTCCGTTTTCGCTCCTTCCATGGACGGCGTGATGCCGTCTTTTAGGTTGTCCTCTCCGAACGCCGCGGCAATGCCGGCCAGCATCTTGAACGTGCCGGGGTGCCTGAAAAACCCGGCGGCCTCGTAAAACTTGGCAGTCTCATCGCCGCCGAACTTCTTGACCACCGCCCGGGCGAGCTTGCCCTGGGCGTCGTAATCGTTCTTGAATTCCTTTTTGATCTCCGCCTCGCCCTCGGCCTGGGTTTTCTGGTACGCCTCTTTGTCCTTCTGGTAGGTCTCTATCTGCATTTTGTTGTACCAGTCGGCCATCTCCGCCGCCTGTTTCGGCGAAAGCCTCAGCTCGTGGGCCTTCGCCTTGAACCCGGCCAGGAGCTCCTCGTTCACGGCGAGTTCCTCCGGACGCTCGTCCGGGATCTTGATCTCGTAGCCGTCCGCGTTGTCCGGCACCTCGACCAGCACCGGCAGGATCGCGTCCGCGTGCTCCTTGATGGAGTTCTTGAAGGCCTCCACCGCCTCCGGCGCCGCGCCTTCGCCCGGAGGCAAAATACCTTTCTTGCCGATCAGCTCCTGGGCGTCCACCAGGCCCTTGAGCGCCGCCTCGCTGGATTCGTACTTTTCCAGCACCGAATTTCCTTTCAGCTCCTCCGTCGCCAGCTCGTCAGTCCATCCCATAACCTTGCTCCTCCTGTATCTTTTCCATTAAAGCCTCGTCCGTGAAATTTTTGGGCTCCAGCATATACCGTATATGCAGGGCCACGGACCGGCGTCCTTCCCGGAAAGCCAGGCCGAGATCCGTCGCCGGTTCGTCCTGGTCGATCATCACGTCCCACATGAAACAGGTCTCAAAAAGGTGGTCCCGCACCCGGTCGGCCCGTCTCCTGCCTCTCTTTCTGCCGTAAAATAACCAGAGGTAGTCCTTATGCAGGTCCTGGAGTTCCCGCACCCTCTCAAGTTTTTTCTGTTCCAGCTCCACGATGTCCATTTATTCCGGCCTCAAATCCTTTTCCGCCCTGGCCACGTCCCTGATCGCTCCGGCCGCAGCCGCCGCGCCTTCCGCGGCTTCCTGCGCGTCCTCCTGCGCGAACCGGGCCTGGCGCATCTGCTGGACCTGGTCCATGTCGTTCATCCCTTCGGTCGGCATTCCGTTGATCTCCGCGATCCGGCGGAGGTTCCAGTCGTCGTTGAAGTTGTCCATGACCATAGGGTCGGCCTGGGCGATAAACCCGGCCGCCTCGTAGGTCCGCAGGATGCTCGTCGCCTCGCTCATCTGCCTGGCCATGGCCAGCGGGCCCACGTACTTGACGGTCAGCTCCTGGCCCTCCAGCTCCGGCGGCGGTTCCGGAAGGTACCCGCCGCGGCCCAAGACGCCGTAAAGCCTGTGAAACATCCCGTCGAACATCCCCACGATCCGGCCGATCATGGGGGATAAAAGGCCCATCTTCTCCTCGTCTATCTGGATAGCCTGGGTCGCCGTGATGTTCGGCTTGCGCATGAGCGCCAGGAAGAAATTGACGAAAAACGCCTCGCGTATGGCCTCCCGGGAATCCTGGAGGACCACCTGGCCGGACTGGATATCGCCGCCCAGGTTCGGGATCACGATATCGCCCTGGCCCTTCTTGGCCCGGTAAATGTTCACCGCGCCGGGCGTCATCTTTATTTTTCCGCCCGTGAAACCGTCATCCGGCAGAAAAATCGGAGGGTCGTTCCGCCGGTGGCCGGCCTTGATGATGGTTTTCCGGATCTGGTTCGCGGTCTGGATCTCCGGAAGGGCGTCCATGGCGGGCGACCTGGCGTACACCTCGGTCGAGCTCCGGGACCAGTGGGCCGTGGTATAGGGAAATTCATAATACCCGTCCTCCTTGATGATCTTTTTCGTGCTCAGGTCTGCGTACACGCACCCGTAAGGCCTGTTTTTCGCGTCCATCCTCTCGGGGTCGTAGCTCTCCCGCGGAAAAGTCGCGTGCAGGACTTTGATCTCCTTGTCCGGGTGCTTTTCCGTGTCGTCCGTGACGTAGTCCCAGGCCTGTTTCGCCTGGTGCAGCGTGAACCGGAACTCTCTGAAAAGGGTGTCCACCATGCCGGCGGCGTCCAGGGCGATCTTGACCTCGGATATGTGCCGGCTGGAGAAGCGCACCCACCTTTTCGGGTCGCCTTCCTGGTAGATCACCGGCAGCCCGAAAGCGCCCATGTCCAGAAAAGCCTCGTGCACCTCGTTGTAAAAGTTGCTCCGGGAAGGGGACAGCACTAAATAAAAGAGCCGCTGGAGGTCCTCCAGGTGCTGCTTGACCGGCGGAAATTTTTTGAGGTCCTGGTCCTCGATGTCGGTCCGGAACCACACCCGCGTCGGGTCGCACAGTCCGTTGAAAAGCCCGGCCGCGAATATCCGGTTCGAGTTGACCGCGGTCGCGTCGTAAATCTGCGTGTTGCGCCGGCCGCCCGGCGATTTCTGCGTCGCGATCTCGCTCTTTCTCGGCAGCACGTAGTCCGCGCAGTCCTGGAGGATGTTCAGCCAGGGGCTCTTGAGCTTTTCGAGCTGCGTGTTTCGCGCCGTGATTCGGTCGAGTTCCATTTCTTATTCTCCCAAAAGCCGCTTGGTCGCCACTATCGGCGACGACATGACCCCGGCGCCCGAACTTGCAAACATGGAGCGGTACCCGGTCCGCCTGGCCGCCATCATCCTTTGCAGGCGTTTCGCCTTTTCCACCTCCGGGTCCGTTTCCGTGGGCGGACGCGGCGCCGGCGCCGGTTCCGGAATGTCCGGCTTGAATAGATCGCCTATAAATCCCATAATATGTCTCCTCAATACCTCAATACGTCGTAGTCCGTGTCCGCGTCCTCGATGCTCATCCCGATCGCAGACACGGGCGCAACAACGTCCATGTCCTCGATCCGGCTCATGCAGTCCAGCATGTCGTCGTGGGCGCAG